CAACCGGTATTTCAGGCGATTTCCTTTCGCAAGATATTCGTGAATGTATTTTCCATTTAAGCGACATTGTGGGCGAAGTAACCAACGACATGGTACTTCAAAACATCTTTCATCACTTTTGCATCGGAAAGTGAAACCCAATTTTCACAATGAAAACAAGAACCAAAAATAAGATAAGAATAGGATAATAAAACGCTTTAAATACAGCATATTAGCACACATTACTATTCTTTCTTATTTTTCATTCAATTTCTTTTTCATATCCGATTTTTATCCTATTTTTGTCACTGAATTGTCACTCACCAATAATGAGAGACAAAAAACTGTCACCCATAGACAAAAAAATCAGCGATATGAAAACAAAAAAAACTGAAAATCAAAATGGATCGGTTAAACTTAGAGAAAGAGTTCTTTCCAATGGTAATAAAAGCCTTTATCTGGATATTTACAGAAATGGAAAAAGAGTTCGGGAATTTCTGAAAATTTATTTAATAAAAGCCACTACTCCAGAAAGAAGAGAACAAAACAAAAAAGATTTAGCAACCGCCCAGGCTATTTGCGCCAAAAGGCAGCAAGAAATCTACAACAATGAATACGGATTTTCAAACCATTTCAAGTTAAACACACCTTTTCTGCAATACTACAGAAAGCTCTGTGATGATAGACATGGTAATCCTGAAAGTAGAGGAAACTGGGGCAACTGGTATAGTTGCTTACAGCACCTACAAAGATATTGTGATGAAAAAACCACATTCAAAGATATTACTCCTGATTGGATAAAAGGCTTCAAAGATTACTTAGACAATGCAGCTAAAGACGCTTATAAAAGAAGAAACAACACTTTGGCTGAGGCAAAACCGCTTTCTCAAAATTCAAAAGTTTCATATTTCAATAAGCTAAGAGCTTGTATAAACCAGGCGTTTGAGGATCGTATTATCCCGATCAATCCACTAAGAGGAATTGAGGGATTTAAACAAGATGAAACAGAGCGAGTATATTTAACTATTGATGAAATTCAGAAATTAGGTCAAGCTGAATGCAGATACCCAGTTTTAAAGCGTGCTTTTCTTTTTAGCTGCCTTACAGGTCTTAGAAAAAGTGATATAGAAAGACTGACCTGGAAAGATGTGCAGAAATTTGATAAATATACTCGAATCATATTCAAACAGAAAAAAACTGGAGGTCAGGAATATTTAGACATTAACTCCCAGGCAGATCACTTTTTAGGGGAAAGAGGGAATAATGAAGATCGTGTGTTTGCTGGATTCCACTATTCTGCCCAACTTTTATTAGAGCTAAAACGCTGGTGTCTGGCAGCAGGAATAACAAAAGATGTAACGTTTCATAGTGGCAGGCATACATTTGCTGTAATGATGATTACTCAGGAAGTTGATATATATACTGTATCAAAGTTGTTGGGACATAAAGAAATTTCTACTACTCAGATATATGCAAAGGTTATAGATAAGAAAAAGCAGGAGGCTGTGGAAAAAATTCCAGAATTCAAATTTTAAGCTTATGAATTACTCAAATACAATATCTGCAATAAAAAAGGATCTGATTGAAATAAAAAGTAGATTGAATCATATAGATCTTAATCTGTTTTTGAATGATCCTGATTGCACCTTTGGAACAAAACCGTATTACAGTAGCATTTACTATCTTAATATAAAACCAGACGAGGCTCATAATTATATTGAAAGAATGCAGCGCATCTCTGAAAGTATAAAACTCATCACTGATAAATTAGGGTTGGAATATTTACTTAGTGAAGTAGTTCAAATTAAAGAACTCGCAAGAAGATCAGATGAAACATTTCATTATTCCTTTTTCTTTGAGTTGTACTCTTTAGCTTGTAAAGTTGAGGAATATATTGAGAAACAAATTAAAATTCCAAATTTACAGCAAGAAGATCCTATTCTAAGCAAAGAACAATACAACCAATTAAAAGCAAATTTCATAGATGGCATGGATTACAGCACGCTTACTCATGTCATGAAATATAAACAGCTACCAATAGGAGAAACTAAAGGAACCTGGAAAAACAATAGACTTGCTGAAGCTGCAAGATTCTGTTTATTATTTAGTATCAAATGCTCAGAGTGGAACAAAATTTTTGATCTTCCAGGAGGGAGAAAATTAGAAGATAATAATTTTCCCAGAGTCAGGGATACAGATAGTGAAACTCCGACCTATAAGATGATTGGAAAGCTCTGTGAAATATTTCCAGAATTGGCAAAAAATTATAAATAAAAAGCGACCATGTAAACAGCTTACTCTACAACTAATTATACCATTAAGCGACTTAAAAAGCGACCAAAATCGACCTTTTTAAGTCGCTTTTTCCTTTGATTATCAAACCTTTACATTAGCTTCTTTACTTTACATTTGCACCATAAGAAACCCGACAGTGGGAACGGTGCACAGTTCCTAAAGTCACAACATTAAGACTTATGGATGAAAAAATTTTAGAGAAGCTTAATCAAATAGAAAGATACAGCCTTTTAGCAGCAAAGAATGTACTTTGCTTAGAAGATGTTGCAATGCTAACAGGATTGTCAAAATCATGGCTCTATAAAGCAACTTGCAATCATCTGATTCCTTTTTATAAGCCAAACGGAAAACAAATCTATTTTGATCGCACTGAAATAGAGAACTGGATGAAACAAAACAGGATTGCCACCGCTCAGGAAATAGATCAGCAAGCAACTTCCTATGTAGTTACTGGACGTATGCAGAAAGGAGGTAAAAAATGATCCTCACAGACTACTATATGTTAGAACGTCTCCCTGAGTTTCTTAAAAACCGCACCCCCCGTTTTGACTGCACAGCCTCAACAGGTGAATATCCTCCTTTTGAAGATATTGCAAGTAAAAGCCGTGTAAAACGCTTTTTCTGTTACTTCAACGGTTTACCCAACTCATTCAGTGAAAATGCCAAAAATAAGGCAGAAAGATGTATCACTAACACCAAAAACATAAGCAGTGTTTTTATTCCAGTTCTTAATAAACATTGGCTGGGATATGGAGATGTAAAGGGTACTCAGGATGCTTTACTTTTTGTCTTTTCATGGGACTACTCCAGGATGGAAATATTTGTAGCCAGAGGCTATAAGAATAACCAAAAAAGACTATACAACCTCCTTTACGACAACGAGCTGATGGAGGAAATGGATAAGTTAAGAAACAGAGCTGTTAACCTGGTAAATTCTAAGTAATATGGACAATGAGCTGTTAGAGAAGTTTCAGGTTGCCCTGAATAAAATAACAAATAATAATACTACAGAACGATTCAGGATTACCCAGTTTGATGAACCGACTATATGCAATATGTTGATGCGGTGTTGTCAGGCTGAGGTGGAAATGAGGAGGATCCTTTTTGTAGCTGATAATGATACGAGACGAAACGTTTCTAAGGCTGCCAAATGGCTTACTGGTGATTATAAAGTGGGGCTTATTCTTTATGGTGGCGTTGGCAATGGTAAAACAACACTGGCAAGATCTATCTGTAAACTTATTGCTATTCTCTGTAAAAAAGATGCCTGGACAGGCAAAGGAGTTGTTACAGTTTCAGCTTTGGATCTTTCAAAGATGATTGTAGATGCACCTGAGCGATACAATAAAATCAAAGAGAGTGAAATGCTTTTTATTGATGATATGGGTATTGAACCATCAACTGTTAAGAGTTGGGGTAATGAGCTTTCACCAGTAACCGAATTGCTTTATTTCAGGTACGATAAACAGCTATTTACCTTAGTAACTTCCAATCTGAATGATGAACAATTAAGCAAGTGGTACGGAAGTAGAATTTTAGACAGATTTAATGAGATGTTTGATAGAGTATATTTCACTGGTAAAAGCTACAGAAAATGAGAGACTCTTTTATATTCTACAGAAGTTTCCAGGAAGCAATAGAGAGTTGCCCTACAGAGGATCAATTAGCAATATACAGAGCTATTTCTGATTATGCTTTGAATAGAACAGAGCCAGTTCTAACTGGTATCGCTAAAGTCTGCTGGGTACTTATTAAGCCTCAACTTGAAGCTAATTGGAGACGGTTTGAAAATGGTTGTAGAGGTGCTGAATTTGGGAAAAAAGGAGGTGCTCCAAAAGGCAATGCAAACGCTTTGAAACAAAACAACCCCAAAACAACCCCTATTCAACCCCAAAACAACCCTATCACCGTTGAAAAAACAACCCCTAATGTAAATGATAATGTATTTAATGTAAATGCAAATGATAATATAAATGATAATACTAAGGAATTAGAAACTAAAGTTTCTACTAAACGTGAAACTAAACGTTTCACTAAACCCTCTCTTCAAGAGATAAAAGATTTCATTCAAGAAAACTCATTATCTGTAGATCCTGATACTTTTTATGACTATTACCAGGCTAATGGCTGGATGGCTGGTAAAAATCACATGAAAGATTGGAAAGCGACTATTAGAAACTGGAATAGAAAAGAATGGAACAAATCCCCCCAAAGCTATAGAATGAGTTTTGAACAGGCTGGCGATAACTCTGATAGTGGCTATAAGGATACATTGTAAAACAATTAAAATTAAACAAAAATGGAAGATCAAAAAGTAATCGACTGGGAGCAAAGAGAATTTGAAATAGTAAAAGCTGTAATCGCAGGATTATACTCCAGGGGAATATATGGCAAACCGTCTGATAATGCAGATACTGCTGTCATAGTTGCTAAAGAAGTGATTAAAAAACTAAAACCTAATAATGTAGGATAATTATGGATATAGAAGAAAGATTAAACGCTTTAGAACAAAAGTTTCAGGGCGTTGTGGCAGAAAAGGAAGCAAAGATCAAAGAGCTTGAAACTGAACTATCAGGCTTGAAAGAAAAGCCAAATGAGCAACAGGATCCAGAGGATGTATATGCTGATGAATTATTAAAGAAATACTCAGTTTCAGCTGAATCCAAAGTAGGCACAACATCAAACGGTCACAAAACGGCTGATTTTTGATAGTATTAACTCCTGTAGGGCTTAAAACTATATTATTGGATAAAACCCATGTGGAATAGGACAAATGCAATACAGGGCAAATTATTAAGAAAAATGGAAGAAAGAATTTTAGTATATCGTGATAAGAAAGATGTAGAAGCTTATAAAAGAGACTATGAAAGAGCCAGAATTTACTCACAAAAGATCTTTGATTTCCTCAAAAATCAAAATATTGAGGTAAGTCTTAACCTTATTCGGTCTCTAATAAAGGAAAATTTCCCTGTAGCTCCTCTAATTCAAAATAGAGATAAAGAAAAACTCCAGGAACTTCCTGAGGCTTTAAAGAAGTTAGTTGAATCCGATAACAATAAGTTGATCCAGGAATGTAATGCACTTATCCAGGGGGCTCAAAGATCCATGAATGAAAACGATCAACATCATGTTGATTTTTCAAAATTAGATCTGGTTGATGGGAAAGTTATCATAACCGATGAGGCTATCAAAGAGGCTGAGGATCTTGGATCTATTTATGTAGATACTGACAACAGGAAAAAGGTTTATGAAAAGGCTTTAGCTGCTAAAAAAGCCCTGGAGGAATTGGATCAGACAATCAAAGAGGTTTATAGTGATCCTGATCCTGTTCGTGGTATTGCTCCACGTAGAGGTCAAGGGGCACGGATCCTAAACGTTGACTATGATGGTGTGGTGGAATTTGATGGTTATTATCTCAAATACATTCAGTAAAAAGATGGGGGCTCAGGCTCCCATCGTTGGAAAACGATATTAAAACGATATTAACGATGGAAAAGAATAAAAAAGGATTTCAGCCAGGACACAATCTGGGAGTAACCTTTTCCTCTACCAGGCAACCTAAAAATAGAGGCAGAAAGCCAGCTTTGTATAAGCAACTCCTAAAGACTACAGATAAACGTGTAGAAATTGAGCTAAGCAAAGAGGATTACTACAAGGTGATCCGTTACCTGATGGAACGTACACCAGGTGAATTAAAGAGAATAGCTAAAGATGAAAATATCCCTGTTTGGGTATCTAATATCATTAGTGCCATCTTTATGGATGTGAAAGCTGGTAGGATCAACACACTCAACACTGTTTTTGATCGCTTGTTTGGTAAACCCACTCAGGTTATAGAGGGTGAAATAGAGAGCACTGTAAATCATAACATTGAGGTGGATGTATCTATTCTTACTACTGAGGAACTACTACAGTATAATGTGCTCCTGGAAAAAATTAGAGAAAACAGTAAATGACAATCTAAAAAACAAATTATATGGCAATTGAAATCAAAGGAATCTTAATGGAGAGCTGTGCTAATTTCAACATTTTCCAAGCTGAATACAATGGTTTTCCTATTGTTTATCGGGTATGGAAAAATGGAAAGGTTGAATTTAAGGTTACAGAAGATCTGGTTAACTCTGGACTTGCAAAAGTAGAGTCAAGAGTTTTACAAAGTGATAAAGAGTATTGGATAGATCTAACCAAAAGAGGATAGTGAACTATGGCAGAAACAAAAATAACATTGGATGCTTCAATGCCTGAAATCCTGCTGGAATCTACAACTACTGGTGGTTTATATGGAGAGGATGGTTCAGAATCATCTGAAATAAAGCTAAACGCCAGTGAGGGAGTTGTGGAGGCAAGAAATAACAACGGTGTAGCACAAGTATCTGCCTCTGGAGTGTTTTGCAATAATGCTGGAACACAAGCTGTAGCAGCCTCAACAGGAATTGATAGAAAAGCTGCTATTGTGGGGCTTGGATATGGAACGGTAAATAAATATGACTGGGAAAATGAAAACTTTATAGCTGGTGTATATGGCTATTCAAGCAACAGCGGTACAGCTCCAGCTTATGGCGGTTTTTTCCAGGATATATTAATCTCTGGATTGATCCTAAAAAGTATATCTGTATCTGATAGCTCTGGAACAGTGTATTTATCTAAATCAGACAGTTTCATTCTGGGGCTAACAAATAGCGGGGTTACAAAAACTCTTTACCTCCCAAATGATGGGATAATCGGCAGGACAATTCTGGCAAAGCAGATTGGTCAAGGAGCAATCAGGTTCTATCCCCGATCAGGGCAATATATACATGATGATAGTTCCCAAAATGATTATTATGATATTCCTGAGGGATGGTTAGGAGTATTCATATTTACCCGTTTCAATCTAAATGGTTCAACAAGAGATGTATGGACTGTTAGTAAATTCAAATTTTAAGATTATGACAGAGTACGGTTATATAGAAAATGGCTATCTAATATCTAAGATATTGAAGCCAGAAACTGAGAATTATCGGGATGAAGAAACAGGGTATATTAAAACCAGAACGATCTCCATCAATGAACAAATTGAGCAGTTAGAGTGCATTTGGAAGCCTGTGGCTCCTATTGATGAAGATAAGAGAAAATGTGAGGATGGCTATATCATACGCCTGGTGCCTTATGATGCAGCAGATCATATTGATTATGACTACCAGAAAGTCCTGGATGTTCAAAAGATCAGAAAGGACATAGCTGTACAAAGAGAGTTTTTAGATAGCACCGACTATCAAATAACAAAATGTAATGAGGCTTTTATGTTAGGTGATCCTCTCCCTTATGATCTTAAGGCTCTCCACATCGAGAGACAGACTGCCAGGGACAAAATCAATGAGTTAGAAACAATTTTAAATCAAGCAAAATGAAAGAATTTATTAGATATGGCTGTAATGATTACTATGAGACATTAGTAGTTGATGATGAGGCTGCCGAGGCTGCTGGTGTAGAGATAACTATTCCTGATGGATTTAAGCCATTGGTAAAACTGGAAGATAACAGACCAGATCCAGAGAATCCTCGTTATGTAAAACTAATATTTCAGGAGGATAAAGTATATTATAAGCTTTACGACCAACTATTAGAGGTTAGTGCTGATAATGTACATGTAGTTCCATTAGAACAGTTCTTATATGTTGATCTTTCCTATGATTTAGCAACTCCTACAGAAGAAATACAAAACGACATGAAAGAATATTTGTCTTTGTTGCTCTCTCCAGAGTATCAAGAATGGCGCACTAAGGTAGCTAATGAGGACTACTTACCCAAAATACTGCAAAATCCACAGGGAAATGCTTTAACTGCTGAGGAAAAAGTATAAAAACGTCCTGTTTTGTCACTGGATTGTCTCCAGAAGCAAATACGATTTGCATTATAATCTATAAATCAAGGTAATAACATGTATTTTTCACATTCTTATAAAGAAAGTGAATAGCTAAAAAGAAGAATTATGATAGATGATAAATTAATCCAATGCGCTCTACAGGATGTAATCCTGAATGCCAGGAATAAAGATGCAGCTCACTTAAATAACCCAGAAAATCAAATAGTAACATTAGGGTATTTGGTGGATGATCTACTAAAAAGCAATGAGAATGGAAAGAATGAGGCTTTAATAGGATTCTATGCAAACATTGGCAGATCCTTAAAACAACTCATTGAGTATCAAAAACAACAAAGAGTAAACGATCATGAGTGAAAATATTGGTGGAGGGTTGGCTTTTCAGGCAACCCTCAATATAGATGATTTTAAAGTGTCTGCTGATGCTATGGAGCGTAGGATCAGGAACGTTTCTACTACAGCAGTCCAGGAATCTGAAAAGATGGAGCAATCCATAGCTGCATTTGCTCAAAATGGAGCCAGGTATATCATCGGCACTCTGGTTGGCGGTGGTATGATGGGACTTGTGAACAGTATCGTTCAAACACGTGGGCAATTCCAGCAGCTACAGATTGCATTTGATACAATGCTGGGCAGCGGTGCTAAGTCAAAGGCTCTCATGGATCAGCTTACCAATACAGCAGCCAGAACCCCGTTTGACCTTATGGGAGTTGCAGGTGGAGCAAAACAGCTGTTAGCCTATGGTGAATCTGCAAACAAGGTAAATGATACGCTTGTAAGGCTTGGAAATATAGCCTCAGGGCTTTCCATTCCTCTGAATGATATTGTTTACCTGTATGGTACCACAATGGTGCAAGGGCGTTTATATGCTCAGGATGTAAGGCAGTTCACTGGTAGAGGTATTCCATTGGTAAGAGAGCTGGCTGCCATGTACGGCAAAACCGCTGAGGAGATCAACGCTATGGTATCTGAGGGAAAGATCGGTTTCCCTGAGGTTGAGAAAGTCATTAACAAAATGACTAATTCGGGTGGGCAGTTCTACAATCTAATGGAACGGCAAAGTAAATCTCTTACTGGTATGATCTCTAACCTGGGGGATTCCTGGGATATGGCTCTGAATAAACTTGGTGAAGATAATCAGGGAGCACTTGAATCAGGTATTTCTGGGGCTATCACGGTCGTTGAGCACTTGGATGATGTTCTTAGAATTGTCAAAGCTATTGCTATTGCTTATGGATCCTATAGGGCTGCTATTGTTTTAAATACATTAGCGACTAAGGGATACACTGGTGTTTCTCTGATTGATAACACTGTTAGACAGGCTAAGATAGCCCTCATGAAAGCGGATGAGGCTGCTACTGGCAAGACAGCAGCTATAACTGCAAAAATGACAGCAGCCCAGGAAGCTCACACAGCATCCTTGCAAAAACAGCTCACTGTTGAAGAACAGGCAAACCTGGCTAAGCAGTTGAGAATAGCTACCATTGAGCAACTCCTTACAGCCCAACAGCAGGAATATCTTTCAAATTTGAATGTAACCACCTCCAGCGCAAACTATGAGGCGGTTGCTATGGGTGTGCTTTCTGTAGAACAGAGAGAGGCACTAAGTAAAACAGATCTATCCGCTAAAAGTGCTATTTACCAGGTAGCCCTTGAAAAGGAAGTACTGGCAAAGAATCAGAGCACTGCTGCTACAATGGCAGCCATGCGTGAAAATGTGAAAGCAGCTGCTGTAAAGATGGAAACGGCAAAATTATCAGCCGTCTCATCAATGCAGGCCGTTGAATCTGCCAGGTACGAACTTTATTGGGCTAAACAGTCTGGAGATGTAACCCGGATAACCACAGCTGAGAAAAAGCTGGAGGGAGCTGTGGAAAATCAAGCTATTGCACGCAAAACAGCACTGGCAGCATCCTCTGACTTCTACACAAAAAAGAAGCTCCTGGAAACAACTGCTACCAGGCAGTCAACCGTTGCCAGTGCAGCCGACACAACAACAAAAGAGGCTCAGACAGTAGCCACATCATTACTGGATGCTGCTACCACCAAATTATCCCTGGGGCTTAAAGCTCTTTGGGCTACCATGAAAGCTAATCCAATAGGCTGGATAGTAAGCATTTTAGGGATTGCTTATAGTGCTTATGAAATGTTCTTTAAAAAGCAGGAGGATGGAACAGAAACCATCACAGGACTGGCTAAAGCGACAAAAGATGTAACTGAGGAGTTTGGCAAGCAAGCTGCTAAAGTTGACACGCTAAAGAAAATTATTAATGATGGCAATATCGCTTATTTTGAGAGGAATAAAGCCCTAAATGAGTTAAAACAGATCATACCAGGCTACAATGCTGAACTGACTAAGGAGGGAAAGATCATTAATGATAATACAGATGCAATAGAGAAGTACTTAACCCAGCTTGAAAAGCAGATAAAACTGAAAGCTGCACAGGATGAACTGGAGCAAGCTTATAAGCAAAAGAGGACTTTGGAGAAAACAGAATCATCGCAAAGTGATAAATACTGGGATGTAAGACAAACTAATACCTTACAAGGCTATGACCGCAATGGTTTTACAGCAAAAATATCACGCTTTTTTGGTGTAGAGGAGGAGAACAATGCAAAGAAAGCTCTGGATAAAACTCAAAATGATATTAAATCAGTAAACACAACTATTGATGATTTGAATAAAGAGATCTCTGAAACTTCACTTAGTCTTAACGAATCAACTAAATCAGCAAAAACATATTCAGAACAAATATCTGAAACCAGATCACAAATTAACAGTATCAAAAAAGAGATTAGTGATTTAAGATCTGGAAAAGTTCTGAAAGATAATATTGCTGAGGAGATAGAGAATAGAACTAAAGACTTAAAGGCAGCAGAAACAAAATTAAGTGTTCTTACTGGTAAAAGTACACCAACAGCCAAGAGTGCAGACACAGCTGCTAACAAAGCACAGCAGCTGGCAGAAAAGCAGATCCAGGCTGAACTGAAAGCGGAACAGTCCAGGATCGAGATCATGGATGAGGGGTATGCTAAGAGAAAGGCACTCCTGGAGCTCCAGCATAAACAAAACATTGCTCAGATCAATAAGGAGGAGAAAGAACTGGAGAAAGCCAGGAGAGATGCTGGGAAAGGTGAATTATCCTCTAAAGAGAAAAGCGAATTTAACGCCCGTAGGACAAATGAAGATGCCAGCTATAGCAAAGCTCAGAACAAACTATTTGATGGTGAAATTGAGTACAAGAAAAGCCAGTATGAGCTTTATTTCCGCTGGGTAAAGAATATGGGTGAGGATGTGGCTAATAATCGGTTTAAAGACTTGCTTAAAAGCGGTACATCTTACAAGGATTATATAGAGAAAGAAATACAAAATCTCACATCCAAAAAGAACGATGGAACCATTTCAGAGGGAGAATCTAATTACCTTATCAATTTGAATACCCAGCTGGATGAGATCACTGGCAAAAAATCAGCTCTTGATACTTTTAAAGAAAGCTTTACTCAGTCAATAAATAGAGCCAATACCCTTGCAGAAAAACTGAAAGTGATTGCAGATTACCAGGATAAACTAAAGAATGGTACATCTGGCTTAGTGGGAGATGATGCAAAGGCATCAGGTCGTTTAGTTCTGTCTCAAATGAAAGATGAAACTGACAAAGAGCTAAATGATAAACTCCTCAAAGAGTATCGTACTTATGAGGAACAAAGAAAATCCATCCAGGATGAATATTCTTTGCTCAGATCCCAGGCTCAGAAAATGGGTGATGATGAACGCCTGAAACAAATCAATAAAGCAGAGGCTCAGGAATTATCCGCTCTAAATGGTACGTTCCTCAAACAGTCTGATAGCTGGCAAAAGCTTTTCCAAGATATGGATTCACTAACAGCTGGGGAGATCTCTAAGCTGGTTGATGATATTCAAAACAAGCTCAGCAAATCTGATCTGAAACTGAATCCAGTAGATTACAAGGCTGTGATTGATAGCTTGAATGAGGCAAAGGATAAGATCATAGAAAAGAACCCATTCAAGGCTCTTGGAAAGTTCTTTGATGATTATGTGGAGGCTAAAAAGAAGCTGGCAAAAGCCAAAACGGATGCTCTTTCAGGCAAAGGATCACAAAAAGATGTTGATGAGGCACAGAAAGAGGTAAAAACAGCAGCTAAGGGAGTAACAAAATCAATCCAGGAGGTTACAGGCATAGCTACTGAGTGTGGCAATTCGCTGGCTTCTATGTTTGATGCCCTGGGCAATGAGGATCTGGCTTCTGGTCTGGGTACTGCAATGGATCTCATGGGAGAATTAGGCAATGCAGCTGCCAGTGTCGGCAAAATAATGTCTGGGGATATTATTGGCGGTGTTACTGGATTGGTTAGTTCCATTACTTCTGTTATCAGCATTTTTGCCAAAGTACATGATGCTAAATATGAAAAGAAGATCCAGAACCTCCAGAAAGAAATTGATGCCCTGGAGCAATCTTATAGCCGTCTGGAGAGAGCTTATAATAATACTTACTGGGTTTTTAATGATGCCCAAAAGAGTGCCTTTGAGAAGAATGTTAGTCTCATCAACGATCAGATCGCTGCATTAAAAGAACAGGCACGTGTAGCAGCTCGGAGCTGGGATTTTGTCAGATATGCTCAGCTCACCAAACAGATCCAGGAACTCCAGGCTGCTCTTTCAAAAGCTAAAGAGGGGGATGATATGTTTGGGCTATACGAACAGCAAAAGGAAAACCTTAGAAAGCAGCAGGAGGATATTAAACAGCAGATACAGGCGGAGGAAGCTAAAAAGAAAACTGACAAGGGTAAAATCAGCGACTGGGAGGAAAAAATAGAAACCATTAACCAGCAAATTGAGGATCTGGATCAGGCAATGATGGAAACTTTGGCTGGTACCGATGTTCAGAGTGCCATAGATGAATTTGCTGATGCTCTTGTGGATGCTTACGTGAAAGGTGAAAATGCTGCTGATGCACTGGGCGAAAAAACTAAGGAGGTACTGAAAAAAGCTGTTGTTGAGGCTTTGAAACGTCAATTCCTGGCTAAGGCTATCAATGATGCTGTGGTATACTTAGGTTCGGCTATGAAAGATAATGAGCTTACCGATGAGGAGAGGGCTAAATTTGAAGCTATGGTTAATGCTGGTGGAGAGATATTCAATAAAGCTTTATCTGGTATAGGTGATTGGATTAAGGATACAGATACGGCTACTACTGAGGATCCGACTACTGGAGCTGTAAAATCTCTAAGTGAAGAAACTGGAGGAATTGTAGCGGGCAAACTGGGAGCCGTGGTGATAAACCAGGCTGATGGTATTTCGGTACTCAGACAGTCTCTTATTTACCATCAACAAACAGCTGCTAATACTGGAGCCAGTGCTGCTGAATTAAAAGAGATAAAATCTGCTCTCAACGAAATTAAAAACAACGGTAGCTCTTTGCTATCAAAAGGAATATCATAATGAAAACAATACAACAACTCAAAAAAGACGGTATAACAAAGGGTTTATGCCGTATGTGGCAATGGAAGCTAAAACCAGGGCTGAATATGGATAACCTGGTACAACTGTATGTAAAAGGTATAGATTTTTGTATCAGTGAAGATTTTCCAACCCTTGAATTTATGAGAGAGAATTTTAAGGGTAAATGTGAGGAGTTTGGGATTTTTATTGATGATGAGATTTCGGATTTAGTAGATAGTCCTGATGTGGTACTAAACGGGCACTGTAAAGCGATGCTCAGGTATTCTGGTTACACTGTAGCCAGAATATTTGCAAGGCACAATAGTGAGGGAGCTGTCAATGTCGAAAATAATGCTATAGTTACTATAGATGCTTTTGATGATACAAATCTGGTTGTTGCAACGGCTGGAAGCGATGCTCAGGTATTTATCAATCTTTATGGTAATGCCCAGGCTCAGTGCATTGGTGATGGTATCATTGTTAGAAAACACAATAAACTTTATTACTAAAGTGTTATCATAATGAAAAATGATGTATATTTGCTCAAAATCATGAAATATAGCGTTTGCTATTGTTTTTGGGTAAAGAAAATCGCCAATTTTATTACACTCCAACAAACAATAAGTAAAACGCCCAGATATACGTGGGCGTTACTTATATGGGGGTGTGGGCGTTTGGCGATGCCTCTTTACCAATATGGGTAATTGCCCACGTACCTTTTTTATGGGCAATGGCAGCAAATAGATGTTTACTAACTTCAAATATAATGTTATGAAAAAAATTCTATTAGTGCTTTGCCTGGTAGCTTTGACAACAGGAAATATTTTTGCTCAGAGTTTCTCTTTAACTTCAAACGGGTTTGTTGACTCCAAAGATCAAAGTAAAAATTTCATTGTTATAGATGCTACTGGTTCACAATCTGAGTTATTCAACAAAGCAAAAACCTATCTGACTACCATTTACAAATCACCAAAGGATGTATTAAGTGAATCTGCTCCAGATGTAATAACAATCAATGGTATTGAGACAAAGGCTGTTATAAAAAAAGCTATGGGAATGGTTGCTGTTGCCTATGATATGAATTATACAATAGTGATTAGGTTTAAGGATGGTAAGATAAGAATTGATGCACCTGCTTTTAGCCTCAGCGATTATGAAAGTGGATCTAAACCAATAAAAATGATTTTATTAGGATCCTCAAATGGAGGTTTTGGATCCGAGATTATCAATTGTATCTATAACAAAAAAGGAGATCTAAAAGCCGAATATGCAAAGAACCAACTGGAATCATATTTCAGCTCTTATATTGAAGCTTTCAAGAAAGGTTTAGAATCAAATAAACAGGACTGGTAAATTCAAACAAAATAGTCTTACCTGGCGTGTATTCCTCAATGCACGCCTTTTTATTTACCAGGTAAATACTCCAGGAATCATAGTGATAGAGATTTTAGCTGTAATTTTGCACGGCAATATTGCAAATAACTAAAATCAAAGGAATCATTATGATTAGAAAAATCAAAATCTTTTCAATGCTGTTACTGCTACTAACATCATGCAGTAAATCTATGGAGAATGAAACTCCAATAAGTAAACCAATCTCAGTAACATTCAATTTAAACCCTCTCACTGTCAATGTTGAGCCATTAAGCAGCAAAGCCAGGGTACAAACCAGAGCAGCAAACACGGCTGATGTAGTAAGCTCCATTTCTTACTATATTTATAATGCAACAACCTCAAATATCGTTGCAAAAGGAAGCAGTTCATATACACCTGGTGTTGATGCTGTTCCTGTAGATTTTGGCAAAGTCACTATAAAATTAGTCCCTGGTACATATAAAGTTATATTTTATGCACAAGGCAAAGGAAAAGGCTATTTCTATGCTAATAACTTTAGTGATAAACTGTACTATGACAGCTATTTCAAGATGTCTGATAAAGAAGTATTCTATTACACTGGAGATCTGACAGTATCAGCAGAGAGCACTAATTTTGATATTAATTTACCTCGTATGGGTGGATTAATGAGGGTTAATATATTGGATGATCTTATACCAGATGTTAAGAAAGTGACTGTAACTATTAGCGAGTACAACAGATGGTACTGCCTGGGATCCAGTGGAACCGATCTGCAATATTTTGTAACCAATACCTATGAGGCTACTCTGGGGGCAACAAAGATGGATGTGTTTGATTATTATGTAACACGTCCTCAGAACATAACTGTTACCATAAAGGTATTAGGGGTTAATGATGTGGTTTTATTTGAGAAACAACTAACAGTACCCATTTATGATAATCGTAGGAGTATTATTAGTGGGAATCTGTTTAGTACCATCGGAAATAAAGATTTAACTATAACGGTAAACGATCTGTGGGGAGAGGACAATAATATCAATCTTTAAAAGTGTGTTTGACAAACACATTTTTGCATGATAATCAACAAAAAAGCCATGAATACTTTTTCAATTGAAAGAAACTTTCTATTTTTGTCACGCTATCACATATTACAAAGGTGGATATATCCACTGCTTTCATAACGGTGGATCTTTTGTATTCATTGGTCAGATCTGCATGCTAAGATATTAGCGGTGTGTACCCCTGTGTGATTGGTTAATGCCACCACAGCCTTTGTAATAGGTGATAGCAAACGGGAAAGGCACACCGTTTTTTTTGTGCTATAATGTTATCAAAATTACAAAAAATGATTAATCTTGAACTTTTTGAGCTAACAAACATTCTCACGGGTATGGCTGAGATTGGAAGAGCACAATTTATTAAACTTATGGATCCTAAAAAAGATTTAATCTCAAAAGGAATGGCTATATGCACTTTTGGAAAAGGCTTTATTAATGATATGATTGATTCAGAGGAAATAAGTGGAAACAAATTTTCCAGAGTTATGTTATTAACTTTGTTCTATTCTTATACTATTGAGTATGAAATATAATGAACCAGATAACTACCAGCAAGTTAGGGAGAGTATGCTGGTATTGATGCAAGATCTTAAAAGAGTAAATGATGGTTTAAAGGATCTTGGTGATAATCCTCTATTGAGTGAATTTTTTGGAGATCGTATAACAGGATCTACTAAGAGTATGAGTAATGCTATAAATATGCTTGGTGAGATGTATGGCTTTACCGTTGCTGATGATATAATGGAAAAACGTTTTAATACAGTATGAAAAGGACAGATCAAACTTACCTCTCAGGAATAACAGAAGATTGCTCTAATTATCGCTGGTACAAAGGAGAGGCTGAGAATCCCTACATAGGGGACAAAGAAAAGCCTTTTGCTGCCAGACTATGGGAGTATGAGAGAGAGTTCCATTTCAATTACCTGGATTCACGAACAAATAAGCCATTGAAAGAGACTTACCAGGAATGGAAAAAGAGCTTTATTGAGGACTATTTACCAGGTAAATCACCTAACCCCTATGGAGATCCAACCGACTGGAGCCAGTCTTTTGAAACTGGCATAAGAAAACAATATAAAGGAGATTTCTAATGCAACATATTTTCTGGCAATGATCCTGGTAGGTGAAAGATCCTATCAGGATTTTTATTTATATGAGGATCCAACATAAAAACAAAAAAGCCTTTGAATATTTCTTTCAAGGGCTTTTCTAAAGTGTTGTCCTCTGTCTCTAACCTGGAGAACAAACTTCAATAGCTGTAAGAGTTTACAAATATACAGATTTTTAAGTTCATTGTTTTATTCCATCTCAATAATTATAAAATGGATCATATACTACCTGGGTGAAATTACTGGAGAAATAACAAACAATGAGGCTAAAAATAGAGATTGCAATCAAAACAAGCATTATCTTTGTTGTAGTTTTTGTCACTGTTTTGTCACCCATCAAAATACAAAATGGCGTAAAACGCTATATATCAGGCGATAACAGCAATACAATCACATTTTGCATCGGGAAATAAAGCTTGTAATCATCTGTAATACAGATAGTTACAAGCTTCTAAGTTGAAAAATGCAAATATAATCCTGGATTGTTAATTTCTTGATTTTTAATGCAGTAAAAAAATGAACTAAGATGTAAATATTACATTTTTATGGTAGGTTTTGACCTAAGTTTGCTTCGAGTTTATTATTCATATCGTTCTTTAAGTAACTAAAGCACCTATAAAATCATACATTTAGTGCTATTCTATGTTTGAACTCTCTATTTAACCAGAGATAATCAAGACATCCAATGCGCTCATCAACTCATTTCATACTCACTTTGTGAGGGTGTTGACACCCTTGCTATTGTATTGCCTCATAAAAAGTATGAAATAAAGTATCACCAAGTATCACCAATCTTGCAACGGATTGATTATCAGTTTTTTATGTGTGACACTTGGCTAAAAAAAAGCCTCACCAAGTATCACCAAGTATCACCAACTTTTTTGGCGATGTTTCCTTACAAGAATACAGCTGTTTATTGTTTGTATATGGGTGTTTTCGCTGGTTCCTTTATGTATTTATTTTGCGGATTAGCGGTTTTCGTTACATTCGAAACGCCACGGTTTGTGCCCTAATAATAACCTGATAAAATAACCACAATGATTTGGAATTGACAGTATAATGTATTATCTTTGTACTTATAATCTTATAGTATATTCAAATTATTATAGGCGCAAAGGCAGGAGTTCGTACTCTTGCCTTTTTTTATGTCTTAACGGTTTATTGTTGCATTCACACGGTGTCTTGCGCCGGTTCGCACGGTAGCAAAAGGCTCCTGAGCAACCGTCTTACAGCGAAGAGACGGTTTATCATGACCCAAAAGACGGTTTACGATTTAAAATTGCTCGTTATCTTTTTGAAAAAGTTGGTTATGTTTTTTAAAAAGTTGGTTATGTTTTACCAAAGTCTTGCTGCTCCTTGTTGCTCCCCGGTTTATTAGTTAATAATGCATAAATCTGCTCTTGACAGGATTTGTCTGATTCATGGTAACTACTCAGGTTGTTTATGACTAAAAAAGTATCATAATCGTCTTAGCTGTTGATAGTTTGTTGATAATCTATCGGCTCTTTTTTCTTCTTTGGATGTATTGGTCTTTACCTTTGCACGGTGGAAGAAAAGTTACATGACATCCCCTTTGTCCTCTCGGCTTTATATAAGGAGCTAAATTCTCTTCGCAATAAGTATTCTCTTGTTGCGAAGCAGAAAAAGACTCTTCTCAAAGAGCTGTCTTTCAAAGACAGCCTTCTTGCTTTGAAGGAACAGGAGATCAAACGACTCACCCGTGAAAACCTGAAGCTAGAAAAGAAACTGTCCTGTTTTGAACTTCCGGTGAAGAACAGTTGCAACAGTAGCATCCCGGCTTCAAAGAATCCGATTGCAAAGACAAGCATATTGCATACTCGTTCACTGCGAAAGAAATCAAATTTATCTACCGGAGGGCAACCCGGACATCAGGGGCATACATTGGAGCGTTATCCCGACCCTGATGTTGTTCAGAACCATGTGTGCGATTAAAGCAGACATGGTCTCAAAGATTTCTAGAGTTACTCCAAGATGCCATTCATCAAAGAAAAATCAAATATCAAGATATAAGACTCTACTGGCAATTGCTAAATTGCACGTAGAGGAAAATTCTATACCTAAAAAAGAACCTGAGTAGTTACCAGTTGATTATAAAATCATTCTTTTTCATTTTGTTTCAAAGGCTTGATTTTCCGACTTCGTTCCAAACTTCCTTTGAGAAAATCTAATGATTTTGTCAGGTTACAAGATTTTCGATTATAAACCTCTGCCTGCTTATCGTATATGCTTCCAAAATTGCAATTGAAAACATATTCAAAAGCTCTTGCCAGTTGTACCAAAGATGCAGGTTTACCGTTTCGGTTTTTTATTTCTTTTGAAAGAAAAATGCTCATCACTAATTCTGCCAACCCGATAATTCCCAGTCCTTTTGCTTTGGGGATTACATAGAGTTCCGACTTAAACGATAGTTCTTCTGTTAGAGAAAATCTTTCCGGGTATTGTATCTTTAGTTTTAGTAATTCCATTTCAGAATGTAGAAAGCTCAAAGCCTTTCGGATGTAGTTAATCTTAACCACATCCCCCCCAACTCGTAAAGTGGTGATGTTTTTATTGAATCCATCTCGATACAGTTGCTTCATTCTTTCCGATAGATCCGGCAAGCCAACGGTTTGTTTTGCCTTGTTCCGCCAACACAACCTTGATTCTATTGATACCTTTCTTCTCGATCATGATCATGTTTGATATATTTTGTCAATAGATTGATTCTATTAGTAGCAAATATAGCGCTTTTGTTAAAATAGAATGAAGAAATCATTTAAAACTGTTATATAAGAGAGCATGTTGCATTCATTGTTTTTATATAGATAAATCAGTATTTTATCTTGTTATTTTGCTAATATTATAGTTTTATCTATATTTGTATCTCAAACACATAAAGATATGTACAGCGAATTGTATGAGAAAACAGGTAGCGAATTAATCCGGGAGTTGGGAAAGCGATATAGTGATTACCGCAAGCGGATGAAGTATACACAGAAAGAGGTTGCCGAAAAGTCAGGCTTGAGTGTATTTACCATAAGTTCTTTTGAGAATGGCTCTTCCACCGGAATTACACTGTCTTCGTTTATCAAACTGCTGCGGGCGATTGACAGTTTGGAGGAAGTCGAAAAGCTTTTACCGGAACTGCCTAAGAGCCCTCGAACCCTATTTAAAAAACAAAGTAAAAAATAGCCTATGGAAACCAACGTAGTAAAAGTTAAGTTATGGGGGATGGACGTAGGCTATCTTTCATGGGACAAGAAAGCGGGAACAGCAGTCTTTGAGTTTGAGCCTTCGTTTATAGAGCAAGGTTTAGATATTGCTCCATTAACCATGTCCATAGATTCTCCACGTAGTCGGAAACAAATACCGTGGACTGGGGATAAGGACAAACTTTATCAAGGACTGCCACCAATGATTGCCGATTCGTTGCCCGATAAATGGGGAAATTCTCTTTTTAAGGCATGGCTGCGGGATAATAATATCTCCACGAAGCAAACGAATCCGGTAGACCACCTTTCTTTTATTGGTAGTCGGGCAATGGGAGCATTAGAGTATGAGCCTGCTCAAAAATTGGGGGATAACGCTGTATTTTCGGTTAATGTGCAGAAGTTGTATGAGTTTGCCAAACAAGTTCTAAACGAGCGGGAAGCAACCGTATTGAATCAAGAAAACTCCATTCTTTGGCAAGATTTGGTCAAGATCAGCTCCTCGCCGGGTGGAAAGCGACCAAAGGCGATTGTGGCTTTGAATAAAGGAACAGGCGAAGTTATTTCAGGTCAAGGTATAATTCCGGAAGGATTCCAACATTATATTCTAAAATACGATGATAACTCGGCATATCCTTATGCAAAATTGGAATATGTATATTATCGAATGGCGCTGGATGCAGGAATAGAAATGATGCCTTCTGAATTAAGAACGTATGATGGCGTAACGCATTTCCTTACACAACGGTTCGACCGAGAAGGAAATGAAAAAATACATACGCAAACATTGGCGGCGATGTTACCAACAAGCGATAGCTACGAAGATATATTTTCAGTAATTAGACGGCTTAATCTTCCTTATGAAGATAGTCGTCAGCATTTCCTTCGCATGGTTTTCAATGTGACTACCCGTAATGTAGATGACCATTCCAAGAATTTCTCCTTTTGCATGAACAAGAAAGGTATTTGGCGGTTATCTCCCGCATACGACTTAACGTATAGCGTTGACTTAACCGCTCCTGCATATTCCAACAGGCATTCATTGACCATAAACGGTAAAAACGAAGATATTACTCGTGAAGATTTGGGAACTGTTGGACAGAATAACGATATACAGGATTACAATGCCTTGATTGATACGGTTTACAACGCCGTTGCAAAGTTTGAATCCCATGCAAGAGAATTGAGAATTGATGAAAAGTTAATCAAAAGCATTCAGGAGGATTTTATAAAAGTGTAGCACTTTATTTCTTAATTTATATTGAGAAACAACCCTAATTTCTTCCATTATCATTGTTTTTGTACCATTATCAAGCATGCTTGATAATGGTACAAAATAGTATCTACTCCTTATTATAAGTAATTATAAACTCTTTACATTTACGTTTTTCTTGGCGAGACGCTGCAACTGAATATGGATTGTATTTCTCAAAAATATCTAATCCTCTACCCAATGTAATAGTCCAGCCGGTATCTGTTCTGATGCAACGATCGTGAAAATCCCTAAATTTATACTCAAAGGTTATTCCATATCCGGCAAGATCATCTTTAATGTCATCCAACCGATCAATTAAATCCGGAAGTTTCTCTTCTTCCTCGTTGGTTATTAATGTTAATTTCAAGTCATCGACGGGCCTGGTATCTACAAGCATGGTTGCAAATTCCACAAAGTTTCGAATCTGCCATGGTGCACGGATATAGGGATCTTCAATCGTAATTTCATTTGCTTTTTCGAGATATGCTGCAAAGAGCTTTTCATAAGAAGCTCCCGTTTGTCCCATGCGAAAAGACAAACTCTTCTCTTGAAGGACAGCGATGCGATTACGCTTTGTTTTTTCTGTATCAGAAGGTTCTAATTGAGATCTGGGTTCCTCTCCTTTGTTCATTGGTATTACATCAGCATCATCTAAGGTGTTGCTTACAGGAATAGCTGAAGGAGTTATACCATTGCTAATATTTTCCAAGGTTTCTACAAATACCTCGTTCCCATTTTTCAAGTTGAGATATTTGAAAGAAGCTGGTTCTGCTCTAAACGTTTCATCAATAATATATAATTGATCTTTTACACGCTTTCTACTTTCCGCCGCAAAATCGACCAACTCGAATGCCTCTTCACTCGTTATATTCCCATCGGGATATAGAATTTTAAGCATTCCGGAGAATGTTTTGCGGATAGCCAAATGATCACGCTCCGATAGCGACGGATCAAATTTTGCATAATCCTTCAATAGACTGGTTAAATCCTTGTTACGAAGTTCATGCAATACAGCAGCAATATAGTCTGTAATTAAACCATAACCGGTAGAGAAACTCTCTTTCTTCAACATACGAATCTCCCATCCCGGATTATAAAGGTGGATTCTATCTAAAAAAGCACCCTTGATAAAAGAAGTTGGTATCGACTCAAACAAATGCGAGTTTTTCAACATATAAGGTACGGTATGTTTTGTATTTCCTACAAAAGTCATTGATGCAGATGCCTCGTGGGTCGCTTTTCCTCTATTGAATGATTTATTTGCCAAATAGTTTTGCATGGTATCAATCAATACGGCATCTACGTTTCGTCCTTTTTGTTGTTCAAACTCGTCCCAAGCCACCACGTCCCAATAGCCAACCAACCCCAATATTTCCCTGTTCCCTTGCATTTTCACAAATAGTCGGGCACTTGTTACATCGCCGCCACTTATAAGCACTCCATAAGGCGATAGCTCCTGAAAAACATGAGACTTCCCAGTTCCTTTCGGTCCGAGCTCCATAAAATTGAAGTTGCTTTCGACATGAGGAAGTAAACGAGCAAGTGAAATAAATTTCTCCCGACGATTCAACATTTCAGGATTTAATCCGATCGTATGAATCATAAAATCAAGCCATTCGTCTGTCGTAAAATTCTTACGTTGTTCAATATATTCTTGCAAGTCTATATTTGAAATTTGAATTGGCTTCAGTGTTTGTATCTCCCAGCGAACTTTTATATCTTCCCCGTGAATATAACCAAGAGTGACTATGCACCATACGCCATTACCGGAAAGTAATTTGGGATTTGAGTTTACATATTGCGTGCCGATAGGCACATTCGTTAATCCAAGATTGGCAAACGAGGCTTGGTACTCATCCGATTTTTCATTAAGAACTGCCATTACCTTATCGATAATGCGGTACCTCCCGGCTTCTCGAATATTCCCTTTTACAGATTCAGCATCTGCTCGATGAACGTAATTGTTTTGAATCACTTCTTTGACCTTTTCAAGCCCTATCTCAATGGCCTCCTCGTCATCATTGGCGCAGTATTGACCCAGTAGATATTCCAATACATAGGTCGGCACAGGAAGACCACCCTTCACAAGAAATGCTAAATCTTTGCGAACCACCTTTCCGGAGAAAGAATTCATTATTTTTTGCTGTAATGTCATATTTCCGTGAATTAAAAATCTTGTTCAATCATCGTATTATTTTTCACCGTTTCCCGTATGATGGGATTGAGCATATCTTCTTCATCGTAGATGCGAAGTTGCAACATAGTAGAAGTTGTCGATTTGTTGAGTATCAACGTAATGTCATATACCCGGTTATTCAAATTGATGGAATCTGTGCTGTTTAATGTTACTCTTTTACTTTCAGTCACCAAATCATCTCCATTATACACACCACAAATAATCGTTCGTTCCTTTACATTCATCGACACCGCTTCCGATTGAATCAGTTGAAACTTCAATCTACTGGATACCATCGAAAGATTCGGGTTCATCAAAGCGACATTAACCTTCTCCGTCTTCTCTACCTTGCGCAATTTAGAGTGAATAACAGGGATGATCATTTCTTGAAGCGTTGCGCCTCCATGAGCGAAATTATACCCACCCGGGGCTGCCAACCGATTTGTTCCGAGCGGAACGGCTATTTGAACGGCCTCTTTGGATGACATACCCGATGCCGATTGTAACGGAAATTTAGCAATCCCATCTATTGCTTGTTGGCTGTTGGTCAGATAATATCGTGTTTTCTTCTCTATGCAATCGTCTTTTATCGAATGCTTATCCTTCTCTTCAAAACGAATGTCATTATAGATAAACCCATGGTCAGCAGTCAGCATCACATAGTTTACATTCCACGAAGCATGGAGGCGATTTATCAGAACCGCTAATTGCTGGATTGCTTTTCGACAGGCAGCAATAACCTCAAATGGACTCTGCGAATGGCTCGCTTCATCAATCGTATTATGAAAAATATAGACCAATGGGCGTTTGAACAATGTCCTATTCGATTGTAGGTCAGCATTCATTACCTCCTCATAATTCACACAAATAGCATTTTCTTTATAGTTAGCCAAATGGGCTGTACGTTCCGGAATACCCGGCAACAGCTTACCATCTACCAGCAAATCATTTCCCTGCCATTCCAATGTACGGTGCGGTAACAAGGCGGGTTTGCAATACTTGGTTTCGGTAGGCAACATTGCCCGATAGGCTGAGAGCGTAGCAACATGCTTCTCCTTCGCCAACTCTTCCATCAATTCGGCAGCCACCTCATAGCGTAGTGCATCCGACACAATGACCACCTGTTTGTAGGATGCATCGTATTCATTGGAATAGAAATCTTCTTGACGTTTTAGCGATAGAGTATTGAAACCATCTTCTTGTTCCGTTACGCAACTCATCCATTCCAAATTGAAGATATTGACAATCTTGGCATATTCCTGGTCGAGTTGCAGCTTTGCCTTATAGAGAGCCTGATCGATGGGAATCTCTTTTGTTATCAACTCATGGTAAGCCTCTAAGGCACGGCGATAGCACATATCTACCGAATAGAACTCATTCAAATACTTTTGAATGTATGCCTCCGGTGTGTTAAGCTTCAACGTCCCGATGATGCGCGCTTTTTCGTAATAGAGGGCCATTTGTTCCACAAAGCGAAACACAATCTGAATGACCGATTGCTCCGGGAGTTTTAAGCTTAATTCCCGTATATGCTCATTCACTTTCATCGGTTCGGCAATCAGCTCCGCTTTTATCATTCCTTCGATGATAGGCCAGCAGAGTGTTTCGGTCATATAAAAATAAGGAGCATCTATTCCGTACACCTTAATGATCTCTTCCTCTTTGATACCTGCTGCCAGGGTGATCATCGCTTGATTGAATCTATCTGACAATAAACGATCTTGTGTACCTTTTTCGTAAATTTTGTTTAGCTGAATGAGCTTGCCTGAGTTAGTTACCTTGTATTGCTTATAGTTGTCTGCTGAAGAGCTGTCAAGTAGCTGTGTCATAGAGTTATATTTCAAACTTTCGGCAACCTCTTTCATTTTTGTCTCAGAATTTCGATCGTACGAAAACCCAAAGAGAGAGTTCAGCTTATTATCGATGGCTTTCTTTGCATCTAAATTCTTTTCTATGCGACGAAAGAGATCGTTATGTTTCTTCTCTTCGCTGTTCGCTCCCGAAATAATCATTCGAACAATAATTGTATCCCATTCCAAGAGTTTCTTTTCGCCCAAATAGGAGGAAATAAATGCCCTGCACGCCAAATCTTCCGTAAATGTATCAGTGCTAAATTGCCCACTCAATATGGTATTAATTTTTGAGCTCATCAACTCAGTTACATTGCGCTGAACAAACGAATTAAACTTCGAAGGCAAGCCATTTTGTTGCATAAAAGAGGCGTAATCATCCTCTTTATACTCCATATTCGCCATCAGCATATCTAAGAGCGGAAACTTTAATTGCTCGGCTTCGCTGTGCGGGTACGTATTTTTAGGGAAAAGAAGTACTATTTTTTTATCCTTCCAATCATTCTCTATTGCATACTTGGTAGCAAACCACGTCCCATCAAAAACCTGATAAAGATATCCCTCTTTCCACTCCACCTCTTTTAGTTCTGTTTCGATGATATTCATTCGATCGAAAACAAACAGTATATGAAGCTGCGGGTTTCTAACGAAGTAGCTGTATATTCTCTTTTGTACCATATCTTTATTTTATCTTCATCAATACATCCCCAAACTTGGCATAATTTACCACCACGCCATCGTCCAAGTCGAAGGCGATAGCTTGATCGGCTACTACTTGTAGGCGTTCGTGGTATTCGCGGCATTCGTCTAAGGTTTTGCGCAGAGCATCGAGCTTGCGGCTCTCGGCAGAGGAGAGCTGTGCAACACGAGTCTCTAACTCGGCTATGCAGTTTTGCAGATACTCGATATAGGGCAGCAGGTATTTGGAGCGAACTCGCTCGGCTGTATAAGCATCCATGCGGTGCATATAGCTGATTACCTTAAAGGCACCCTTCTTCGACGACCACAACCAATAGATTGGGCGGTTTTGATACATTCGTTTGTGGTCTTTCCAATACTCTTTGTCGAGATACTTCTCAATGGTATCGCCCAAGCATTGCTCTATAAAGTTCAGGTTTTCGGCAAGGGAGTCGGTTCCAAAGGCAATACGTACAAAGTCGGCTATGCGGTTTTGCAGATTATCATCAAACGGACATTCGCGCGATAGTATTGGAATAATGCCGTCGTCGTCTATCGTAAGTGTCTCTTCGTCGTAAGGATAAGTAACAATCTCCTCTGCTTTTGCATTGGGGTGAGCAATATACAATCCCGGCTGGTCTAAGCGATAACGCCCCATCCAGCAACCAATGGCGTAGGAAATGAGTTGCTTGATCACTACATCGGCTTGAAACTCTATTTCGTTCTCCTTAACCTTTATCTCGCCTTGTTGCAAAATAGTAACTTCGTTAAGCGGCACATCGGGCGTAAGTTCCTCTTGCAAACCGTAGATTTCGATAAACTGACGATTCAGCTCTTCTTCGTTGGCATGCAAACGGCGGAAGTTGGTCTCCCATTTGGTTTTATAGAGTTCGTAGCGGCTCTCTAAGCTATCCAAACAGGGAGGGGCAAGGTTTATAAGTACATTGTTAAAATCGGCAAAGTCGCTCATTATATCCATATACTTATCCCGATTAAAACTTACCAATTCGTTGGATTGAAAATCCCAAGAGGTTTCGTGGGCGTCCCAGTCGAGACGAGAGAGGGTGATATTTTGTTGAGATAAACTCTTTACCAGATTGTTATCAGAACGAATAATTGGAATACTCTTTATATGATCAACTTCAAAATTTAGTGTAGGAGATATAATTCCTAAATACGTTTGAGCTATCGAGGAATTCATAAAAGCAAGAATATAGAAGGTATCATTACTGTTTGTTGAATGAATAGCATCTCCTCCACCTCCAAAAATAGTTCGATTTAAGTATCTTAATGAATATTTCCCGCTTGTTATGGCTGAATATGTTAAACATTCTTTGAAATAATATGAAGTATTTTGCGGTCTAGATCTCTGCTTTCCCATATCATCTACAAAGCTTTTAACTTCATATCCATCATTTTCCCAATTTACAATATATTCGAGATTGCCATTCCAACGTCTAAACGCTCCACCTTTTGCATATGGAAACCATTTATAGGAACGTGTTTTAGAATCATCGCAAGAAGTGCTACTGAGGTCGATTTTATTGAAATTGCACTCGTACCATAAACGCATAAATCTTTCGACATTACCTGTTGATAAACCCTTAGGCACATTAGCTAGTTCTCTTAGTTGTGTACCAATTTCAAAAGTATATAAGAACCTCTCACTCACCCAATACGCAATCGGGCTTCCCGGAATCTTCGAGAAGTTCTGTTGGGGGATATCCGAATAATATATCTTATTCCCATTCTCTGAATAGGGTAGTTCTGTTACCTCTTTATCATAATCTTTGAAATAATATTTAAAGTCATGATTAGCTAACGCCTGCTCAAACAACATACGAAGATGATTTTGATCAAACTCTTGGAACGTACGTTCCACCAAGCGGAAGTATGTACCTTTCGCCTGCTGGTCTTCATAGTTTTTGATAACTGCTGCAGAAGAACCAAAGTCAGCACCAAACACACCTCGACTTAAATGAAGCAACGATTGAATTGATTGGTTTGATAGTAAGCTCTTCCGCAATCCCTCAAACGTACTAAGAAACATCCACGAGGGAGGTATAATATAGCCATACAACCCTTTTTCTTGGGTTCGCTCGCCCATCATCTTAACGAAGACGGTAGCTAAATCCCCTTTCCCCTCCTCATAATTTTTCTTCACATACTTACCTAACACCTCGTTCATATTCCCTCCTCCCATATAGGGTGGATTCATCACAATTGCCGCATACCTCTCTGTCAATGCCAATATCAACTGTATATTTGGCATCATTTCTTCCACCTCTTCGGGCACAAAGCGTTCGTTCGTCCAATACTCCACCGCCTGTTTTAGCGAAAATCGAGTAGTGTCCGAGATATCAAACTTCATAATAGATCCCAGTGAGTCGGCATCTTCCATCAGCTCGAAAGCTGTTTGTAGTTCGGTGATAATGGTCGGGGTTTCGCATCCATTAAAGAAGAGTGAGAGGGCAGTAGATAGGCTTCCATTCTTGGCTTCGCTCCATGGCTGGGGCATGGTGAGCACCTCAGGGAGCAGCTTGGCATCCACATAGCTTCTATCTTTTTGGCACGCTTTCAGTAATAAGGCAAAGATGGCTAGTTGCTGGGCGCGCTTGTCGAGATCGACACCTGTTAGGTTGTTGCGGAAAATATTTTCAATGGCTTCGCTGCGAGTATATCCTTCGGCAATGTAGAGGTCGTAAAGAATATCGAAACACTCGTTGAGGATGTGCCCCGAGCCACAAGCCAAGTCGGCAATGCGGAGTTCTGTCAGCTCATTATATCGGTATTTGCTTTCTTCGGGGGTAGGAGTGTCGGGATCTACCAAGTATTTCCATCTCTCCTTCATTGCCGTAGCGTGTGGATTGTTGTCGAGATAGATACGTCCCACGCTGTTTTCCACCATATACTTCACTATCCAGTTGGGGGTGAATATCTGTGTGGCGGCGGGTATCTCGTCTGCACTAAACTTCCCCTTTTTGGCAAACACTTCGTCTTTGCGTTCGGAGATGTAGAATTGATAGAGCCAACCAATAAGTTCGGGAGACCGGAAATCATCATCGGTGATAAACTCTGTATGGTTGAGCATATCCAAGAACCCGCCTTCAACCAAAATATTGTTGGGCAACAATAATTCTGTATAGTCTGCAATAGTACCAAAACATTTCTCAATGATAGGGTTTTGATGGCACCAAGCCGTGATTAATAAAGCGAACTGTTCGGTGGTTTTCGTATCGTCGTCCAATAGCTCCATCAGGTGCTTGCGCTCCTCTTCAATCATTTGGGGGATGCGCCCTCCTCGTGCTTCGTCAACAATGCGTGGGGTACGTGCTTCGTCGGCAAAGTTGAGAATAGGTTCTGCTAAGTTGTTCTTTCTCAAGATGCGAATAGCCACCAGGCGGTTAAACCAAGTGTAGGCAGCCTCTTCGTATACTACGTTCATCCCTTTGTCTTGAATGCGGGCATAGAGCGACATCCACTGGTGGAAAAATGTCTCCGTTTGAATCTGTCCCTTCCAAAGCGAACCGCCCTGTATCAAGGTAGGACGCATATTCTCTGCCACATCGCCTTTTTTTGTAAAACCCAGAGAAGCCATTTTCATTGCCACGCCCTCTTTTAATTTGTTGCGTGCTTCAATGGCAAATCTTTTTATTTGATTGGTATCCATGTTGTATTCTATTTAATAATCATTACCGAATGCCCCTCTTCTATCTGCTTCATTAATTGCTCCTTCAATTTAGCCAGATAGGCATCGACGTCGCTTTCTACATACAGCGGTTTTATTGTGCGGGTTTGCAAACTGATATTTTTCACATGAGGCTCAGCCACTCTATTTTCGTCGCCCTTGTCTGTATTAAGCGGATAAAGCTTTACAGGCTTTTTCGCTCTCTGAATACGTTCTGCCTGTTCTGCGTAAAAGCCATCCGTATTGAGGTTATTCTGCAAGGCAAGAATGTTTTGAGGGGACGTTTTAACTTTAATGGTTGCCTCTTTATTTGAAAGAACCGACTTATCTACATTTTCTGCTTCGCAGCCACGTTCCAATAGTTCATAAGCATAGTTATACGCTTTAGTGATCTTCTCGCGCAGCTCTTTTTTCACCTCTTCCAATGCAGAGGTTAAGTTGGCACGCATTTTCATATAATCACGGATACAGATAGGCCACGCTGCCGTTTCTATCTTACTAATCTCTACCACTTCTGGTTGCAATCGATCCGGCACAAAACGGAAATTATCGCTGTTTTCACGCACAAACTCACGAATGGATTTGTAGTTTGGTAGCTGATCGTTGATAAATTGTTTTACCTCTTTGCAGGTATCCATCAAGGCGTGTGCTTTTTCTCGGTCGTTGATTACGGCGTTGAAGAATTTTTCAGGATCGCGCTCTGTCATCCACTCATCAAAAAGTGCTGTCATCTCTCGAATAGGAGCTATAAATGGATATTGGGCATGATTGTTTACTAAACGATTGTAGTCATCTCGACGCTTGGTGAGGCTACGCTCATTACCATCTTCTCGACACATACGGAAAAGTTGTGCACTGTCGTTTGTGGAAAAGACTTCCGTAACCCCGAAGATATCTTTCCAACTCTCCATAAACCGATTGAGTATATCTTGTGAGATGGCAGTAGCCTCTCGAAGTGTGAATTTATTCGACTCACCTGCAATTTTATTCGCTACCGTTGCCAGTTCTACATTGGGGTTGTTAGCGTAGGAGTAATCCCTTCGGTGTCGGCGCACCAATTCGTTGATGACATATAGGGTGCAGATATTATCCCAACCGAAAGGAGCTTTGGCAAACTTGGCAAGCACTTCCGATACATTTACTTCGCCAAATTGCTTACTTAAATAGTTTTCTACACGCTTTTCGGCAGTAGTCATTTCGGCGCCCAGACCATCGTAATCACCCGGATTGACCGGGCGCAGTATAGCCTTACGCAATCCATCTGTTGTGCGAGGTATTTGCGGGTTGTCCACCAATACAGCATCGGTATAGATTGAAGATAAGTGTTTTTGTATGGCTGCCTCATAACGCTGCGTACCATATTTGGCTGAAAGTTCCGAATTGTCTATTACCGCCATACCGCTAATAACGGGACAACTATCTAATATCTTTTGAAACTCAGGAATAATATGAGAAGAGAGCACCTCCGCTGCACGTTTTTGAAACTCTTTGCGTGTGTTGGCGTTATCTTCATTCATAACGGGGGTCGCCATGTAGCGTTGCACCTGACAGAACCAATAGAAGTTATTGAATAAACGCTTGTTGGCTTGAAACTGTGGAGCGATATAAAAGATTAGTCGATTTTGTGCGCCATTTTGCAAGGCTAATTGGTCGGCATTATCCCAATCCGCATCCATCGCAAATTCAATTTGAACATCCGGATTGTTGGTAGTTAGAAAAAAACGTTGTTTTATAGTAACTCCGACAGAGAAAGAACGAGTTTTATACTGCTCTTTGTTTCGTAGATTTGAGAAATGTTTGAAAAAAATATCTTTGAGCTGTTCTGCTTGGGTGTTGGTGTCTACTTGCTGGGTCTTGATCAGCGTAGCTACGCGCATCTCCTCTTCCGAATAGAATTGATAGGTTTCGGGAGCACCCTGTTTGCTTTGTTCGCGTCGGATAATATTGTTGTCGCAAAGATAGTCGATCACTTTCTCTACATCGTTTTTAATATTCAAACGAGGAGTATCCACATCGTTTACCAATAGGCTAGTAATATTATCGAGCGTGGCGGGAAATACCAACTGGTCAGTTTGCGAAATATTACAAATCATAAAGAGCACATTTGCTACCCGTACAGCTAATTTGGGATTGGTCGAATAGGCACGTGCCATCTGGACGGCATTGTTCACCGCTCGCTGGCCACGTGCTTGCAAGCCCTCTTCAAACATATTGTTGTACAGCTCATCGAAGGATATAAATTTACCCAAGTCAGCGTCCATGTTTGCCTTGGCAGTCGAGTGAATCACTTTGATAATGCTCCGCTCATTCCCTTTTACCTCTTTCGCCACATAGCCTAAGTTTAAAAATGAGTTGAATACTTGCATAATCAGTTTGAACTGATAAGGTACAAACGGATAGTAAGCGATAAAGTCCTCTTTGGATTCATATCCCTTGTAGGTAGCGGGTAGTTTGAATTGTAAGTCGAACGAAGCTTTTGTTCGATTGTACAAATCGCCCAGATCGTCTATTACCTCCTCCTTTTTATCTAAGATACGTTTTTGGGTAATGACTTCGGGTTGTGTCCCTTTGAGTGATACCTTTACTTCAAAACGTCCTTTAATTTTTCCCTCTTTATCTTTTTCTTCAACAATGTGGCAGTCGTCCATGATTTCGGAAAGATCCTGCTGTGCAGTACAAGCCACCCATACTTTATTGCCGCAGGACTCGGAAAGCTTCGTGATAATTTCCTGTAGATTCAGGTAGCGGTCTCTCTCTTTGTTAATAAACTGACTCACTTCGTCGGCTAAAAGAATGAGACGGTAATCATCGCCTTTGTCTTTCAGATAAGCAGCCAACTCTCCTCCGAAACGCTCGATACTCATATTCGTATCGCGCTTAATGATTCGTTCACGGATGCTCTCTTTATCTAAAGAAGGAGCTAACTCGGCAGCAATATCAAGAACCAAAGAGAGCTCATTGTCTATCATATCGGCAGCCATGCCCGGATCGTTCCAATCACCTCCCTCTTCGGCAATACGTTTCTTGAAGGCCTCGAAAACCCCTTTATCCGCCAAAGGTTTCTCTAAGTGCTGCGCCATGGTAATATTGAACTTGTTGAATCCACGTTTACCATTAAATTCATTCCAAAAAACATGAAGGAACGCCTTCTTTTTGTCGGTAGAATTATCATAGGAGGTTTCCAAATTGAAGATACAGGTATCGATGGTAGCCCGTTTTAACCAATTCGCAATTGATTCTATCTCCCTGAAGTCAAATTGAAGGCTATGCGTATCATCCAAAGGGTCGATACTTTTTACCGTTTCGGTAAAGCGATTTAAAGCGGCTTCTTGTGTGCCTGGAGTAATGCAATAATCCAAATATTTCAAAAAGTGAGATTTTCCCGAACCATAATATCCATCGATCCAAATCCCGACGTGGTCATAGGGACGATTATTTTTAATGGCATCTAATATGCGGAAAAGTCCATTCATGATTTCGTCCGTAAAGACATATTCTTGTATTTCTACCCATTTTGTCTCTTCGTCGAACTTGGTTGCCGATACGGCAGGGTTTACTGCACGTTCAATAGGCTTGTTGTATATCTCTTTTAATTTCATGGCTATTCGTTTATTAATAAAGTGGCACGATACGTATTATTGTCGGCAAGAATTCCGAACAAACGGAACGAATTATGATCCCGATGTCCGGGATAAAAGACTATGATTTTATATTTATTAGTGTCGTTGAAATCTTCGTAAAGAGCCAAAAACTCATTTACACGAAGATAAGGGTACATAGAACCGACTCCATTGAGAAATACATAAGGACGTTTGTAATCGTCTCGAATGGATATGTGCTCTGTGATTCGTTGGTGTATATAGTGTAAAAACTCCTGACTATGTGCGTTGCGCATTAATGTTTCGGATACATTCTGAGCATTCGTCGGGTCGTTTTGTTCTTTCTCTAATAAATAATCCAACATAGAGGGATGACGCAAGAAACGCTTCCGGCTCAAAAAACGACAGAACTCTTCAAATAAGTTCAAGGTTAATACATCCACATAGTTGATAGGGCGTATCAGGTTTGCCTTAAACTCTTGTATCTGGCGACGAATGTCGTATTCTTGTTCGGCGGGGTACTGGTAAATAAAAAAATTGTAGAACAAATCTCCATTTTCCGCATCCTGAAATCCCGGACTGTTTAGTTTATCATCTAACTCTTTTATCGTCATAGCGTTGACTTCTTTATTGTTTCTATCTGATAAGGAAGCAATAGCGCTGCTTCTAAGAACCATTGTTCTTCTAATCGAATGTAGTAATCGAAATTGCTACAGGACAATGATTGTAGTTGGTTGTCGGTATCTAACATCCCAATTTTACGCAAAATGGTAAGGTAGGAACTCGCCACTTTCTTCTTTGTCATCTCTGACCATGAATCAACAAAGGCATCGTTGGCAGAGATTTCATTGAACTCCATCATAAGATCTTCTGTAAAAATTGCTTTGGAGATAGAGTTCCATCTCTTTATCGTAACATTCGTATGAAAATCAAACAATATCTTATATGTTTTGAGCAGGACGAAAAACAAAGCTGCGTACTGATTCTCTTCCGCCATCGCTTGATAATCTACCCAAAAAGAGGGAGAAACAGCATTGTAACGGCGTTTTACTTCTGCTATGCATCTCTTTCGAGATTTTTCAGAATTGATTTGCAGGAGTTCATTGTGTAAGGCTTCCTGCTTGAGACGTTCATCTCGCCCCTCAGATTGGAGTAGAGGTAGTAGGATGTTTGTCTCTTCAAACAAGAAACCACCGCCTGTAATAGCAGCAGTATATGGACTTTTCTTATTTATACTCATTTTGATTCTCCCTCTGTCATTCTGCTATTTAGCAGATCTTTTATGTCAACATCCAATAATTGGGCAATCCGAGTTAATGTAGATAAATCGGGTTGCGAAGTATTGGTACACCATTTAGATACAGTAGCTGGGTTTTTTCCAAGAGATTCTGCCAACCATCTACTGGTTTTCTTTTTCTCTACAAGGACTACTTTAATTCTATTAATATCTTCCATTAATCTAAATTATATTGCGTTGAACGCAAATATAATTGAATTATTTTAATGAAATGCTATTTTATGATGATTTATTCTATAGATAAACCCACTAGTGTCCCGTTAAAATCGGGACGAGTAAAAAATTAAATATATAACCCCGGAATAAGGGGATCAAGTTGCTCTTTGAGAACAGCTCGACCAACCATCTTTTTTTATAAAGATTAGCAACATCAT